ATGTGGAAATAAAGCAGAAGTTGTTCCTGGTAAAATTATTGAATGTGAATGCGGTAAAGTATTTGGTGCATCAGGAAAAGTATCTGACCATATTAATATGAGAAATACTTGGAGTGGACAAACACAAGTTGAATTTAGTCAAACAACAATGGATGCAGATATAGCAGCGAGGAATAAAAGATAATGGCTTGGACTTATGCAGACCAAATACATTCTTTAACTGGTTTTGATGCTGATTCTACATCTGATTCTGAAACTGGGGAAGATTTTAATTTACTTGCAAATCAATGGTTGGTTGATGGAGCAAGAGAAGTTATTAATATACTTCCTCGTGAATTAAAAATAAAGTGTGTTAAGATGACGGCATTAACTTCTTCTACACCAATGGATTTAGATGCAGCAGGTGAAATATTTCATGTAACTCGTGAAAATGCTGATAGCGGTTACCATATTGGATGCAGAGAAATTAACCCAATTTATGGAGGTTCAACAGAAGATTCTACAAGTTTATATGCAGCAAGTGCTACTGACCCTGCATATTGGATTGAAAGTGATACAGGTGGAGACCCAAAATTATTTGTAAAACCTGACCCAACTGCTAATCAGCCTGCAAGAGTACATTCTGTTAGCTATCCTCCTAATTCTACTTCTTGGGATGGAAGCAATTTACCAGGAGAAGCAACATCTATTTCAAATTTCCCAGACGAAGCAGAGCATTTAGTTGTATTAAGAGCAGCAATAACAGCTGCACAATATTTACTTGCAACAGAAGAAGACCCAGAACTTTATATTCCAATGATATCGTCATTAAAAGCACAATACCAAGAAGGTGTTCAAGGTCTTTTATCAGGAAATATTACTCCACCACAACAAGGAGCTAAATAATGACAGCAAAAAATATAATTGAACAGATAGAAAAATTATTTGGAAGACAACAAGAGCAATATATGTTTCAATTAATTAATGATGCTCTTGATGATATTGCATCACATAAAAGAAATTACACAGTATCATCTACAGCAAATTTAGAAGGAAATAAAAGATGGTATGAATTAGAAGATAATGTAATTGACATTAAACGAGTTGAAATTAAAGACACAAATGACAGGTATGTAATGATACCAAAACTTGCAGATTCGCATAAAATTTTAAGAGAAGATACAGAATCATCAGATGATTCATTAACATAAAGGCTTAATATGGCAACAAATAAAAGAACATATCCAAATGATTATTTTGCATGGTATAATGATGATAATAGAATTGCTATTATATGCGAAGATACAACAGCAACAACAGGCGAAAGAACTCAAGAAAAATATGATACATATCAAGGAAGCGATGTAACAAGCGGTTTAAGGATTACATATAATTCTAAATATGAAACAATTGACGCAGTAACAGAAGATTTAAAAACAACAGCAGGTCTTGATTCAGGATTACATTCAGCTGTAGTATGTTATGTAAAAGCTAGAATGTTTGAAGATGCAGGAGACTTACAAAGAGCTCAATATTTTAGAGCAATGTTTGATAAAATGATAAAACAATATCCATTAAGAAAGACAGGTGTAAGAGCTTTGTCTGTACCGAGGTTATAATATGGCATATAATTCAACATCATGGACAACTGACGCAAATACAAAAGCAGGTTCTATTGGAACAAATACAGTAGGTGGAGTAACATTATACAAAGAATTTGGTTTATTTGATTTTAGCCCTTCTGTAGGAACGCATAACCCTATGGTTAGTATGACTTCATTAGTATCTGCATCAGGAGCAACATATTCTAATTCTTTTGGAGGAAGTAGTGGTAGTCCTGTAACAACTGTAGATGCAAGTGATGATAATGAAAATCCTCCAAATATTATTGCGTCTATGTGGTATATTGAAGATAATATTTATATAGATAGTGTAAGAGCTTTTGCAACTGCAGAAGGAAGTCAGTCTATAAAATTTCATATATTAGAATATGATTTAGATACAACAACAAATCTTGGAGATTTATCTGAAGGTAATCAATGCGCAGATGGAACAATTTCAGCTACATTAGGAACAGTTAAAACAACATCGCTTACAGTAGGTTCTCCAAATATTAATGCAGGAAAATTAATTATAGCTTATGCTGAAGCTGAAACTGGTACATCTGATATTACTTGTAAATTATTAGTAAAATATCATTTATCATAAAATAAGGGGATAGAATGGATTTTAAAAAAATGCTCGAAGATTATAAGAAACAACAAGAGCAAGTAAAAGAAATCTTCATAAAGATTCAAGGTAAAATTGAAATGTGTGAAGAGCTTCTTAAAGAAAAAAAAGACAATAAAAAATAGTTTTTTGAAATAGAGGTAAATATGCCGAATAAAGATAAAGGTGTAGTCAGAAGAGCAATAGTAACTCCTGATAAACACTTTCCACTTGCAGATATTCCTGCAATAAAATGTTTAAAGAAAACAATCGAAATAGTTAAACCTGATATATACATAGACCTTGGTGATGTTGGAGAATGGTCTGCATTTTCACATTGGAAATGGAAAAGGAAGAAAGCTCCACCATTAGAATTTTTAATTGAAGATTTTGACCAAGATGTAAAAGATGTAAACAAAGGTATGGACATGATTGATGAGTCTTTAGATAAAGTTAACTGTAAAGAAAGATATATTACAGAAGGCAATCATGATGACTGGTGTAATATGGCAGTAGAAAAATATCCTTACATTTCGCAATACAAATTTGCAAATGCTGTTAAACTTAAAGAACGAGGATATAAATACTATCAGTTTGGTAAAAAGTTAAAAATAGGAAAGTTATACTTTTATCATGGTCATCAATACGGTGGGCAGTATCATACAGCAAATCATATAAGAAAACTTGGTTGCAACATAATGTATGGACATTGGCATGATTTACAACAAATGAGCGCAACTCATATGGATGGGCCTAAGTCGGCTTGGAGTATAGGATGTTTGAAAGATATGAGTAGTGAGAAAAATGCTTGGCTTGGTAACAGGCCAATCAACTGGGCTCATGGATTTGCGATTGTGGATTTTTACAAAGGTGGATTATTCACAGTCCATATAATACAAATAATAAAAGGGCGAACTTCATTATGGGGTGAGCTAATTGAAGGTAAATAAGGAGAAAGATGGCAAACTTAACAGTAACACATACAGAAAGTATTACATTAAATGGTCAGGATTTTGGCAATACAAATGTATTTTCAATTACAGGAATCAATAATATATATAAAAGAATAGTAACATGTCCAGCAAATGTAGATACCACTATATTGAGAACTGGAGTGACGGTAGATGTTACAGATTCTTCTATGGATGTTCAAAATGTTAAATACATAAGAGTAACTAATCTTGACGGAAGCAATTCAGTAAACCTTAACTTGCAAATAGATGTGACTGAAAGTGGCAGTGGAGCTAGTGCGGTAAATGAAACAGCAACAATATTGCTTGCAGCAGGAGAAAGTTTTGTTATGGGAACATCTCACGATTCTGTAGCTGTATATGATACAGATGGCAGTGTTCAAACAACTTTACATGATTTAGAAAGTATATTGATTGACCCAAGTGCTAATGAAGTACAATTAGAAATAATAGCAGCATCTACATAAAATGAATATTGGTGATTATTTATTAAAATCTAATAAGATTACTCAAAAGCAACGTGAGAAAGCTGAACTTGAGCACGAAGTAAGTGGTAATAAATTTGGTAAATGTTGTTTGGATTTAGGTTTTATAACAAGAACTGAATTAAATCAAGCAATAAAAGCTGTGCAAAAAAAACAACAAGGAGAGGAGAGAATTGTGGCAACAGAAATAGGTGAGGGAAGTAAATTCACAATGGATTTAAAATTTGTGGCTACATTAGGTGCAATTGTTGTATCTGCTTGTGCTACTTATTTTACAATGGATTCTTCAATATCAGAACTTAAATCAAACAATAGTCCTAATAGATTGGAATACGATTATGTCGTAAAAGAAATAGAAGGCATTAAGTCTATGGGTGATTTAAAAATTATATCATATAAACTTGATGAGTATGATGAAATGTTTGAAGAAATAAAAGATTTAGTAAAACAATTACAACCATTAGCAAGTGATTTAGACTATATTAAAGGCGAGCTTAATAAGCTTAAAAATAAAAAAATTGATATACCTGATGTTGATTTGACAGGATTAGAAAACTCAATTAATAATATTAACAGCAATGTTAGTGCGATGAAAAGTAGTTTAGAGTCTTTTGAAGATAGATTAGTACAAGTAGAAAAGAAAGCTAAAGGCGGGAGATTTTAATGAATGAAAAAATTAAAACATTGTCTATCTTTTGTATTATCTTTTGCAATATGGTCATTAGTAATTTCTTTGATTACGCTACTATATATGGCGCTGCTAAAGTAAAAACTCCTTACTTAAATGGTAATGAAAATTTAAAAGATGATTATGAATATAATGTTGGTATACGAAAAATAGCATTATATGATTATCAAACAAGAGCTAAGTTCTACAAAGGAAATGAACAATCATACAGTGATAAAGCTATAATTGGTGCCGTAAATGGCGTAGAATACCTTTTTTCGGCTAGTTTTGTTCAACATAGGGGTTATGACTACCTAGACCAAGAACATTGGATTAAATGGTCAAATAACGCATTTGTCACAAAATTTAAATATTTACATAAAGAAAGTCGTGATTTACAATTTTTTGATTACGATGCAAGATTTAGATTAAACTTAAATAAAGTAAATATAACACTTGGCGGCTCAATCAAGGGTCATCCAGTATATGGTCATCCAGCAATACTTGATTATGAACATCCATGGTTTCAACTTGCTTGGGATTACGGATATGAAGATTTTGAAGTACCATTAAATGATTTAAATGAAAATGGTATTATTGATGATTATTATCTTTTTATAGAAACAGACCCATATACAGAAGAAGGTTATTGGATTTATTATTATGAAGGAATTAACTACTACTGGGAAACACCAGGAGGAGAATACATAGCAGGTAGCGATGAAGAATTTTTTGAATACCATTACCCACGTTTAGTTGAAAAATACAACGAAGAGAATGAAGAGAAAGAATGGCAAGCAGAAAGTTCTATAGTGATAGGAATAGATGTTTTACTTGGGAATGACAATTATCATTCTCAGATATGGGTTAATGCATTTCCGTATTCTGTTGGTTTAACAGATAAAGCATATAATGGAGATGACATACAATATGACGTTGGGATGCTGGTTGGCACTAACTTAAACGAGCATATTGGGGTTTTTATTGAGGGTATTTATCAAAGCTACTATGGTAAACAAGAATACAATATAAGTACAGGAATTAATTGGAGATTTTAAATGTTAACATCCACTGTTTTTTGGATTGGGTTTTGGATAGTTTTTATCAGTGGAATAATATATTTAAAATGGGATGGAACTTTATAAAGGAGAAGTAAATGGCTGACGCAGCAACAATGACAATAAAAGCAGTAATACTGCCTGAAGAAATACAAGCAACATTAAAGGATTTATCTTTCACATATACTCCTGCAGATGCAAATGACAAATGGTTTTATGGTATCGTTAATGTACCTCACAATACAGGTGGAGTTGATTTGATTACTGGTAAATTTTTAGCTGCAAGCGCAGGTGTTGCAACAGGAACAGCTAATGCAGATATAACAACATCAGATAAAGTTAAGTTTTTATTTATAAAAAATACAGGAACAACTGACGGAAGCACTTCAACAGATGAAAGTGTTATGCTTGTACAAGACGGTTCAACTGTAGCCCATGGTTCTACAAATGCAATAGAAATAAGTTCAGGGCATTCATGGTTTGCTAAAATGCCTAATACAACAGTTGGGGATTTGCATGCAATATCTGCAGACCCAGACCAAACAGCTGGTGGTGGAAATGTACAATGTATAGTCGCAGCAATATTAGATGATGTCGCATAAGGAGAAATAATGATACAAGGAATTATTATAAAAAAATTATTAGATTTAGTCATGAAACAGCTTATGAAACAGTTCAAGTTAGACAAAATACAGGAATACGTAGAACAGCCAAATGAGCTTGATAAGCAAGTAAAAGCTTTAAATAAAACTGTAAATAAATATGGCAAGTATATTGAAGAGTTAGAAAAAGATTTAGCAATACTTAAAAAAGTAACTAAAAAAGCACGATTTTAATTAAACAAGGAGAATAAACATGCAAATGTTATTAGCAAACTGGGAATGGGTTTTACTTTTATTATATGTTGTAGAAAAAGCAGTTAAACTTAGTCCATCAAAAAAAGACGATGTAATTTTTGATATGGTAATTAAACCTATTGTTGATAAAGTAAAAGGAAAATAGTGCCAAAACAAGTATTACAAATTACTAATTTTGCAGGAGGGTTAAATGCATATTCTGATGCAAGAGATATAGAAGATAATCAATTTGTACAGAATTGGAATGCAGTTGTAGATAAAAATGGTATTATTAGAGTTTCTGGTATGGCTGAGACTACTTTAGGTTCGGAGTATTTTGGTAGTCAAAATTTTAAACCAGGATATGGTTTATTTCAATTTACTTCTGATTATGAATTTTCTGGAATAGAATCTAACTTTAATTCAGGTATTGCAACAGGTACAATTGATACTGTTACCAGCACTACTGTTTTTATATTAGAAGATGCATTTATTACTTCTTCGGCAAATGAAACATATGACGATATGATTGTTTATATTTATGCAGGAGCAGGTAGTGGGCAGTCAAGAAAAGTATCAAGTTATGTTGGAAGTTCAAGAACTTTAACAACCACTGCTGCTTTTAGTACAGCATTAAATGATAAAGATGATGCCAATCCTTCAAAATATATGATATATAGATGGACTCCTAGCACAAACTTTAAAGGAGATGGAACAAATTATAAAGATTGGATTGATGATGTATATTCAAACCAAGAAGAATATTGTATTGTTTCAAAAACTGGAACTATTACATCTGCTCAATCAAAAGATTTAGGGTATATAGAATATGAACCAAATTTATCTTTATTTTCAGGAGTAGAGTATACAGTAGAATATACAGTAGACCTTAGTTCTCCATTAACATTAAATGTTGCAGATGGAAGTAAAACTGGAAGCTCTACAAACAATTACGGAGACTTATCTCCTTTTATTGAGTTATATTCTTCAACTATTGCAGACACTGGAGGTAGCATTAAAACCTTAAGTGACACTACACCATCAGTAACAGCATGGGAAGCAAGCAAAAAACATTATGGTGTTTTACCTGACGACAACGGTACAAGTGCAAAAGGATATGGCGCAGTGTTTGATATTTATACAGATGCTAGTGGAAATCCTACTTTTTATTTTACAAAAGACAAAGGTTTTGATTTTGTTGCAGGCGAAACTTTAACATTTACAGACCCTGGAAGCACAAGTAATACAGCAGAAATAACAGTTGGAAGTATTAATGTTACAGGTCTTTCTCTTATTGCTTCTGAAAACATGTCATATAAATGGTTATCAGGTATAGGTAGAAATGGTACAACTTCAGGATACATATATAACCCAGGTTCAAATTATATAGACAACGGAGATTTTAGAGATAATTACAATACATTATCTACAACAGGAGTTGTATCAAATGAAAGCACTGTATCAGCAACAGATTCTTCTGTTACGCTTACTGTAGATACAACAGCAGCAACAGAAACTTTATTATTACATCAATCTTTATATAAATCGGATGGTACTTTTATTGGAATTTGCGATTCAGTAAATAGTACAACTGAAATAGTTTTTTCAAAAGGAGTTGATGTTGACATTGCAAATGATACTGTATTATATGTACAAGAATGGGATATTGTAAGAAATCCTGAAGCTGCTACATCTGATTTTGCTAACCATGGATTGACAGTTGCTCAACTTAGCGGAAGTTCTAGTGTTGATAATACAGCATCAGGAGCAAAATTAACAACAAGTATTTTTGGTAGTAATGGTAACGCCTTAAGTCAAACGGTTCAATTGCATGAACATACATCTTATAGTTTAGATTTTTTATATCATTATACTTCTCTGGTTTCGTCTGTTAGTGGTCATGGTAACGCAATAGTACAAGTAATAAATCCAGAAACAGAAGAAGTTTTATTTTTTAAGAATTTAACTTCGATAACGACATCTCTTTCTGATGGATTTGGAAATGAGAAACATCATCCTAATTATAGTGGTATTCATCCTGTGTCAAATCAAACAACAGATGGCCCAATATTTTTTACTACTCCCGCATCAAGGACTACAAGCGATACAATGCCAATAAAAATTCAATTTGGAATAGAAACACCTCATCCAAATACTTTTAGATTTTTTCTACATGGTGTAACTTTATATAAAAACTATTTTAATGCAGCAGGTATAGCTGTAAGAGATTTTTCAAATACATCTCAAAGCGTAGGGGTAGATTCAAATAATCCTTTTCATAATCATGATGAAAGTACATATAAATTTAACTTTATTATTCCAAAAAATTATACTGATGTAACAAATTGGAAATTTAGAATACATGCAGGTAAATTTGGTTACGGAGGAGACCAAGGTGAAGATAATTCTACAGTAAAAATTAAAAATTTTAAAATTACATCAAATAGACAAGTTGATAAAGATGTTATTACTATGCTATTAGATAATAAACAAAATAGCTCTGCTATACATTTACATAATTCTAAATCAAGTTCATGGACTTTAAATTATATTAACTGGGGAGATTCTGGAGCAGAGCCTAATTATGATTATATTAATGGAATGTTAAAAATATCTGATGGTAATTTTAATACAGGAAATAAAAATAAATTAGTGTACTATTCTAATCGAACTCCATCAAATTCTAATTCTACAATAGGGTGGACAAAAACTGAAGAATTTTTAGTATCGCCTCCTTCAACAGCAGTTTTTCAAATAAATGAAGACCCTGAATCTGCAGCAGTATTTGATTTATCGACATACTTTAATGAACTATTTACAGGAAAAACTTACAGGCAAAACGAAACAACAAAACAAACAAATTGGCCAATGGGAGCATTTGGCGATATAACTTACGAAAATGAAAATTCAAATGGTATAATAAACCCAACAGGAATGGTTATTAGATGTTTTACTGATGGCTCACGAAACATGTCTAACGGAAGAAATGGTGGTTTATATTCTGATACGCATTCTGCATGTGAAATTACTCAAAAGTATAAAAGATTGCCTGACCCTAATAGTCAATGGTATATAGATAATATTATTGAAGATAATAGTATTAATGTTTTAAATTCTCAGTATGGTACTGAGCATGAAATAGGACTGGGAGAAAATTCAAGTTTTATAACAGATGGATTTGGAACTAACACATCTTCTCCTAGAAAAATTTTAACTAATTTAGGAATAAATACAAGCGATGCTGGAGCATCACATAGGGTAGGAGTTGTAGCAACAAATGTTCATGATTCAAAAGACAAAGTAAGAAATCCTTTATCTTTAATAGTTGACCCTCAAGCACTTGAAGGTCTTACAGATGACGCAGGAAATGAAATTGGAAATTTAAAAGAAATTGACATTAAATTTAAATATGATGTAATTGGATTTGCAAGCGATTCTACATATATTCCAAATGGGCCAGCATTACCTATTTTTAAATTTCAAGGAGGGGTAGCAAGCGATGCTTCTATAGATTCGTCATCTGAAAGTATTTTAAATAAAATGATAAGAGCAGAAGATTTTACATTTGATACAGCAAGGGCGCAATCAACAAGTGATATTGGAAATATTTGCAGCGAGCCAACTAGTCACATTGGACAAAAAAGTATATGGGATGTTTGCAGAGATGGATATTTAGAAAGATATGATACAACTGGAAAATTATTATCTGCAACATTAGAAAGAGGAGAATATCAAGAATGGGACAATGCTGATACTCATGGTAATGCACATGGATGTAAACCTTTACGTATATGTTTAGACATAGAAGATAAAATACAATTTAATAATCATACAAATACTATAAGCCCTTCAGATTATATTTTAATTAAATTAGAAGAAATACCTAGTCACGGAGGCACTAATGTCGCAGCATCTGCAGGTCTTGAAAAAACTATGCTCCAGATGTTTGGAGGAAATTATGCTAGCGGAACGCATGGTTATATAAATTATGTAGGGAACAATGATATAGATAATAGAGAATATCCTTATGGCCCTTATAACCCATGGAAAAATGTTACTATGTATACTAGATTTGTTATTGATAGGTTTCAATTAAAATTTTATAATAAAGATGCAGAGGTTTCAGATATACCTTTAAATGGAAGTTCACTTGGTGTTAACTTTTCATTTGGAGCAAGCGCTTTAGAAGGTTTAGGTTGGGCTAATAAAATATTTGAATTTGCAACAACTGTTGAAAGTCAATTTAATGAAGAATCTGGATTTTCTAGCATAACTTCAGGTATTGGAGAAAACGTTGATAATCCAAATGTATCTTATATAGATATAGGTCATTCTCCTCATATAAGAGTTAAAATGCTTGAATCGTATTTAAATAATTCAAATATTAATAAAACAAAATTTTATATGAGGGACACAGAATCTGAAATATGGTATTTACAATTTTATATTGACCATAAAACAAAAACAATGCATTCTACTACGTCTTCTATAAAATCAGATTCCCCAGTGATTTCAAGTGGAGAAGCACAATTCTTTTTAGACAGAACTGCATTTATAAATTATAATGAAGTTAATAGCTATGAATCTGAAACAATGGTTTCTCAAGAAGACGCAGTTAACAGTAATACTTTAACTGCAAGATATAAATGTTCTGTTGTTGCTAACAGCAGATTGTATGTTGGGAATATAATGCAAGATGGAGAAATACATGGAGACAGAATGCTTAAATCTCTTATTGGTAAATATAATATTTTGCCTAAATCTAATTTTATTGATGTTGCTATTAATGATGGTGATGAAATTACAGCATTAGCATATTATAAAGATAAATTATTACAATATAAAAAACGTAAAGTATTTGTAATTAATGTATCAGGAGATTTTGAATTTTTAGAAGATACGTTTGAAAATGTTGGAGTATTAGGACAACATTCTGTAGTAAAAACTCCATATGGCATTGTATGGGCAAATAAAACAGGATGTTATATTTATGATGGTTCAAGTATGAATAATTTAATTGATAACAGAATAGCAGCAACTAGTGACTATGATGGAGTCGGAAATAATTATTGGATTGCATCTGCATCTACTCATGATGGAGCTTGCGTTGTAGGATATATACAAGACAGAGACACTTTAATTGTTCGATGGACATCAGGCGATATCAGCAGTTTAGGTATTCCAGATTCTGCAACTTATCATTTTCCAACAAAATCTTGGATATACAATCATAAATCTATTGCAGGCAATTCTTCTTCTGGGGATACTGGAAAAATATCAAATATGATAACTAATGTAGATGGAGATGTATTGTATTACAGACATAAAGATGGAGACGCGTCTATTAATGGAATTAAAAAATGGAATAATGCATCTACGGTATTGCCTTCAGGCGGTACAAAACTATTTTATTTTAGAACTAAAGATTTTACTTTTGGAAATGTAGCAAATAGAAAGAAAATATATAAAGTATATATTACATATAAAGTTGGAACTGATGGAACTGACTCAGGTGTATCTGTATATGCTCAAAAAAATGGGTTGCCTTTTGATACAGGCACGTTTAGTAATAACATACAATTTAAAACTTCAAGTAAATTTGCGGGGACTTCAACTGTATGTTATGCATCTGAAACATTAGATGAAACTGACGGCAATTGGAAGACTGCAGAATTAAAATTTGCATCACCATCAGAAGCTAATAATATATATTCTTTTCAATTATTGTTTTATGCCTCTACTGTAGCAGCTGATTTTGAAATTAATGACATATCTATTGTATTTAAAACAAAACGAGTCAAGTAATGGCTAATTTTCAACATTTAAAAGCGTCAAGAACTCGTGTTCTTAATACTTTTCCCACAAAAGATTTTGGCAATGACGGGGATATTGTTATATCAAGAATATCTGGTCGTGGTGTGTTTATTTGCACAAAAGCTGGAGGTATGTGGTATGTTGCAAATCAAATGCAAGAACTTAATCGTATTGGAAAATCAACAACAAAACATTTAACAACAAATAAATTAACTGTAAAAGATTTAACAAATGAATATATTGTTAATAATTTAGGAAATATTGAATCTAAGACAGGAGAACAGCTTGTTGATGATTTACTATTACCTTTTAAAAATATAAGCTATAAAAGCGCATATTGCTCATTAGAGCAGTATTCTGATAAAGAAACATGCGAGTCTAATGGTGGAACATGGTATTATTCTGAAAATGACACTCATGATAGCATAAGTAGTACAGCAGAAAATCAATTACTCACAATTGGTCAAACAATAGGAAATGTTGATGCAGAATCTACATTATTATATGATGGCTCGGTATTAGAAATAAAACGTAATACAAATTATGATGATAACTGGCAAACTGCAGCAAACGACAATGTATTAAAGTTATCATACAATTCCAGCGTATCATCTACACTAGGAACAGATTCAGGTGGCGCATTAAAAGTCACAGCATCAAATACAGATTTATCAGGGACTCTTGAAATATCTACAATAGCAGAAGTTGGTAGTGATACAGATAAATTTTTAATGTCCGATTCTGGCGTTGTCAAGTTTGTTACAGGTGCAAATCTACGTTCATATATTGGAGCAGGTACAGGTGATGGTGATATTACAGGTGTAAGTATAACAACAGATACAGGTTCAGGAAGTAAAGCTGAAGACACAGCAGGTTCTGCAGATTTTTCTATATTAGGTTCTAATGGTGTAGGTGTAACTAACAGTGGCACAACTATAACTGCTGTTGCTGTTCCTGCAGAAATAGACCATGATTCTTTAAATAATTTTGATGCCAATGAACATTTTACGCAAGCTAATATAACAACAGTAGGAACCATTGGTACTGGCGTATGGCAAGGAACTGCTATAGCACATGCTTATATAGGTGCTGATGCAATTGAAGGCGATAACATAGCAGATGATGCTGTTAACAGTGAACATTATACAGATGGGTCTATCGATACAGCTCATATAGGAGATGACCAAGTTACGTATGCTAAAATACAAAATATGACTAACGCAAGAATGCTTGGCAATAATGCTGGTTCTGATGGAATTATTACTGAAATGACAAAAGCAAATGTATTAACATTTCTAAATGTAGCTGATGGAGCAACTGCAAATGCAGGGGATGTAACATTAGCAGGTGCTCAAACATTTACAGGTGTAAAAACATTTAATGCAAATGTAAAAATACATGGAGAAAATTCAAGATATTTATATTTAGATGATGGAGAAAATGTTTCTCTCACAGCTTCAAGTGGGACAAATTTATCCATAGCTGTAGATGGAACAGAGCAGATATCAATTACAGACGAAGTAATAAAATTTGAACAAAATCATTTTTTAATAAAAGAAAGAGCTAGTGCAGGTAGTGATGCTGCAGGTTATGGTCAGATTTGGATAGATGATGCAGCTCCAAATGAACTTGCATTTACAGATGATGCAGGAACAGATATAGTTGGTATTGGTAAATATCATTATGAAACAAAGTATATAGGGTATAATGCTACTGTTTCTGCTGTTTATTTACCTATGACAGGCTATATATTTGAAAGAACAGCAACAACTAGTAGTAATGAATTTTTATGTTTTATTGCACCGTATGATGGGGTGTTAGAAAAATTTTGTTTTAGAAGTGAGATAGCACAAGACGGGACAGCAAGTTTAAGATTTCTAGAAGCAAGTAATGATACAGAAGTACCTTCGTCTATGACTTTTAGAAAAGATTTAGTAATAGATATAGCAGATGACACATTTTTAGACTATGATTTAACATCTCCAACATCAGGAAGTACAACGCTTACTAAAGGCAGGCTATATAATATTTATTTATCTATGCCCTCAGCAAGTCAGGACACGAATGTTACTATGGTCTTTAAATGGGATATAACAACTTAAATGTTAGATTTGTAAATAATGAGAATAAGTGATATATTTAACAGAAGAATTAGACTTAAAAAGGAGTAGTTATGGCATATAATCCATATCAAGTTGCAACCACAGAGCAATCAATATTAGAAAATTTAATAGGAGCAAAACAATCTCAAAGACTTGGAGCTGAAGCAATTGGTCAACAAAAATCTGAAATGAAAACAGAATTTGAAAAAGAACAAAAAGCTTTAATAGACGAACAGGAAAGAATTGCAAAACAAACAAGAAAGAAAAAATGGTATGAAAAACTTGCTCCAGTTATATCTTTACTCAATCCAGTTGCAGGTGCGGTTGTAGGTGGTTTAGCTGGAATGAAAGGTGTAAAAGATACTAAGAAATTTGAAGAAGATAAATTAGCTCAAATGAAAGCTTTAGATATCGGAGGAGTAGAAGAATATGGTGGCACTTTTTTAGGAGACTTAGCAAGAACACAAGAAGATAAAGCGGCAGATGTTTATGAAGATTATCAAGAAAGCATTGATGACATTGGCGCAGGTGATATTTTAACAGCAGGAGCTTTAGGTGCAACAAAAGGGTATGGAGCAGGCAAGCTAGGGCAATCTTTAGGTGTGTCTGATACTTTTTTTAAAGATGTGTTTACAGGGCAAAATCCTTTTGCGGGAATGGGAGGATTAAGCCCAGATGCTTTACTCGAAGGAGTAACAAAAGGAGATTTTGATATTACTGATATTGTAAAAGGTGGCGGAGGAATTAATAAAGGATTTCTTAAAAATTTTATTAAAAATTTAGGCAGTGGTGGATTAGGAAGTTTTGACCCAACTACATTATTTAAAGAAGATGGTTTTCTTGAAAACGTTTTAAGTAAAGTAAACTTTTTAGATTTTGAAGAAGGTGGAAAAGTAAATAGGAGGAATTATTAATGGCAATGATAGATGATATAGTAGGGCAACTTTCACAACTTGGAATAGATACACAGGGATTTTCAGGTTTATCTCAATTAGGCCCTCAGCAAATAGCGACAGCATTGCAAGGACAATTTGGTTTATCAGGTAGTCAATTACCGTCTTCTTTATTTCAACCTATATCAGAAGAATTAATTAAAGGTTCGTTAGCAAGTACATACTCCCCTCAAGTTCAAGCAACAGGACAAACACTTGTTGATAAAATGTTACAGTCAGGACAAGGACAAATGGGCAGGCAAGCAGCAGGAGGTTTTGCGGGAAGTGGACAACAACAACAATTTGCTAGTGGAATTAAAGATGTATACGGAAAAGGAATGACTGACGTCTTAACAAAGACAGGACAGCAAAGAACGCAATCATTAAGTTCAATACAAGACTTAATTAACCAATGGCGTTCTCAAGCATTGCAAATCAAAGGATATCAATAAAAGGATTTTTAAATGGAAGCAATTTCAGATATTTTAAAAATAGTACAAGGCTTTTCTTCTGGTCATGAAGCAAGAAGACAAAAAATAGGATTGCAGCAAACAGGTGTTAATAATATGCTTAATGCTGCTCAAACAGAAGAACAACTTAATAGCGTTATGTCTGCTCTTGACAACATTAAAGAATACAGCAGCGAATACGATTCAACAAATTTTAATCAAAATGCAATACGGTTTGCAGCAGAAAATAAAAAAGCTGCATATGATGATTTTTCTAATGCTATACAACAAGCTGATGAGTTTTTTAAAAGTGATAAATATAAATCAAAATCTGCGGATTGGGTTGATTTAGATGCTACAAGAGAGTCGTTAAACGAACAAGGATTAAATTACGAATCTAATTTAGAAATGATTAGTAATGAATATTTAAAAATAGGAACTTTAAGGAATAAGATAACTGCAGGCGCAGCACAATTCAGAATACCAAAAATAGGTGACGGAACATTTGATGAAGACCAATTAAGTGTTAATATTGGCAATTATCAACGTTCTTTAGACAATGCTTTAACTGCAATGGTTGGGGATGGAGTTATAACTATGGATGAAGCTGAGAATATAACAAAAGCTAACTTTACCTCAGCAGACATGAAATCTTTAAGAAATGAAAAGAAATCTATGTTTACAACTGAAATTAAACAATCTGATAGTATTTTATTAGGTCTTCAAAATGAACAATTATCTCTTTTAACAGGAGATGATTTAATAGGACAATTAATGAATTTAGGCTTAGATGAGGAAACATTAAAACTTGCATCAGGAGATTTCATTGCTGGAAATAAAACTGCTGAACAAACAATTAGAGAACTTATAGATGCTGAACAAACAAGAAATAGAGAATTAAGAAATAAATATAAACAAGCTGTTGGGTATTATTATGCGGATGAAGAAGTTTTAAATTTTTTACCAAGCGATATAGATGAAGAAGGAGGCACTGTTGTTATTGACCAAATAACAGATGAAGCACTTGCAGATGTTGATGCAGTAGAAAAAGAAGTTACAGATAAACAACTTACTGAAAAATACGGTACAACAGACCAAGTTGAAATACAAAAAATTATTAAAGGAGAAACTCCTTCACGTTTAACAACTGACAATATAATAATAGACAATATTGAAACTGATGGTGTTGACCAGACTATGAATAAAGTAGTAGATGGAACTTTAGCTGACGATTCTTTTATAAATTTACTTGACAATGCAGATATATCATCTTATGGGGATTTGGATTACACAGAACTTGCAGATATGATTAAAAACAATGAAATGCCTGATTACATAGCAGAAGCATATAAGTCTGCAGCTTTAGATGTTCCAACTTTTTTAGAATTTTTACAAAATCCTCCAACTGTAGAAAACTTAGAAAAAGCTTTTTTTGAAAAATATCCAGAAAAATTAAATGAATTTACAGATGAACAAAAAAGAATTAATAGAGTAAACTTTAGTCGTTTTTATTTAGGTTCAAAAGGCGAAGAATATTTAAAAAATTATAAAAATTTAAAAAAGAATCTAGGAGATTGGTCATCTTTAGATAAACAAAAATCTGGCAATTCTTTAAAGAAATTTTTAAGTGATGAATTAAATATGCTTCAGGCTGTAAAAGAAGGGACTGATGAAAAACTTGGCAAAAAAATGCTTAAACGTTCAAGCTTAACTTATAATGAATCAAATATGTTAAAAGAATTTAAAAAGAAATATAAAGATTCTAATTTAACGTTAGAAGAATTTATAAATCAAAATCAGGCAGAATTTAGGAATATCGCTTTAACCATTAAATATGGATTACAAATTCTTCCTAGAAGAAGCGACCAAAATTAAAATATGATAAATCCTCAAAAAGCAGTTGAATGGTATAAGGGACAATATAATACTTTAGGAGAAAGTGATTATGATATTTATGAAAAATTAAAAAATATCTATACCAAAGATAAAAATGGTGTAAACTACGAATATCCAGAAAACCCTTATAAACCTAGAATAACCCAACCTATTCCAACAGAACAAGAATTAAACGAAAAAGCTAATCCAGGTTTTTTTGAAAAAATACTTACAGCAAATTTATCTGAAGCATATGCAGAAGACGGTAATTGGTGGGGAGAAGCCTATAATAAATCAATAGCTGGTACTATATATCAAATTATGCATGGAGAGGCTAAATACGAAGAATCTGGCATAGATAGAGCGTGGTATGATGAGGCTGGTCAATTTTTTGTTGGCTTAGTTTCCCCTATTGATGTATTGACATTTTTTGGTAGTAGTGCTATTGGTGGAGCTGCTGCAAAAACTATTGCATCAGGGCCATTACGTAATATGGCAACAAAAGGGTTTTCTCAAATGTTACAAAAGTCTGGTGCAAATAGAGCTACAAGACAAGCAATGGCTGGAGGATTTCATAACTATTTAGCAAGAGGTGCTGGTATTGAATCAGGATTCAGTCTTGCTACATATGGTGCAGCTGGTGGAGCATTGCAAGATGCAGCACAGCAATCTAGTGAAATTAAACAAGGCGTAAGAAATGAAATGGATTATTTGCAAACTACATGGAATGCAACAAAACATGGAGCAAGTAGTCTGGCTTTAGGTGCTGCAGCTGGTTATGTTACAAAAGGTTTAATGGCTCCTAAATTTGCTAAAGCTAAAATGGCTTCAGATGTATCGTTTGCTAATAAAGTTACAAAATTAACAATGAATCCAGCTGGTCAAGTGGTTGCTGAAGGCACATTATTTGGTACAGGTCAATTGGCTGAACGTGCGCTTATGGGAGAAAAAGTTGACATGGATGATTGGCTGTCAAGTATATTTATGAACACAGCAATCGTTGGTGGCTTAAGAGCATCTACAAAGCCCTTACGTATAGGTCAAGGAGATGTTGAAAGGTATACAAAAGCTAAAAAAGAATTTTATGGTGATATATTTGAAAAAGCTGGGTTTACAACAAAAAAAGACCCTTTAAGTAAAACGCATGATTTATTAGACATAGGAGAAAGAGGCGAAATATCTAGTAGGTATGAAAAATTAAAAAACATAGAAAATGAACTTACTGCTGCTGGAGTTGCTACACCAGAAGCATTAATAAAAGAAAAAATGCTTATTGAAGCAGAAGCAAGAGATGTTTTAATTGCAATGCCAGAATTTAGTAAAAATCTTGAAAAATATAATAAAAATTTATCTAAAATTGATGATATTTCAAAACTTGGCAGTAGAAAAGAAAGGGCAAAGACGAGAGCAGGATTATTAAAAGAATTTGGATATATTAATAATACATTGTATGCAATATATAAAGAAATGCGTGCTGGCATTGATAAGTTTTTTACTGCTGATGAATTATCAACAAAAGAAAAAAGAACTGTCATTGAAAAACAATTAGATAAAAAAATAAAATCATTAGAAGATGTAAATGAAATGGTAAATCTAGGCGCATTAAATGACCCTGGAGCAGCTAAAAAAATGAGAACTAAATTTGCAGATAGCTTTGATGTATCTGTAAAAGAAGTTAAAAATAAAGAAGGTGATATTATTGGCTATGAACCTATACTAACAACACCTAAAGGTAATAAAATAGAAACAGGGGTTAGGACAAAAGATTTTAATGAAGCATTGACTGTTGGAGAAGGGCTAAAGAAAACATACAAACAAGAATTATTAAAACAAAGAGACCCTCTTAAAAAAGAAACTACAGAAGGGGTAAAGTTAGACAAGGAAACATTGGAAGGATTACCAGAATTTGAATCTCCTGGAATTGAATATGTAGTTACTTCAAAAGATAAAGCTATTGAGGCAAAAGATACGTTTACGGAAATAAGCGACCCAAGTAAGCCTTTTGTAGAATCAAAAGGTATTGGAAAAGATTTAGCAGATATAAAAAACATGCTTGTAGAAACAAGAAATGTTGGAGACATGAATATAAAACAATTCCAATATGATAAACTTGTAAAAGAGTATAATGATTTTATTAGAACAGACAAACCTAGAAAAAAAAGTGATTATGATATTAAAAAAGATATATTTGAATCAGGGCAAACAAAACATATATTAAAAGGTCTGGTAGGTAAAGACCCAGTTGATATTGTTACTGCCTATAAAATGGCTGAATATTTATATTCACAAACTTTAGGAACATCTCCTAAAAAGAATACAAAAACAGCAATTAAAATTATAGGTTATTTAAATTCAGAAGGAAAAAATTTCTACCAATTATCAGGTATGGAAATTGCACAATTAATAAAAAATGGAATACCGTCATATAAAACATCATATGTTTCTGATGGGAAAAAAATAACTAAAAATATTTCATCAGTAAATTTATTAACTTCTTCAGGTGTTGCAACTATTAGTCAATTAAATAAAGTTGCCAGAAGTTTAGATTTTATATCTGGAGATAAAAGTTTAATGACAGAAGCTACTGTTAAAGGATTTAATAAAACTTTAAATGAATCTAGGGGTAAAAATGTAAAACCTGCAAAAGAAGGGATTAGAAGGCATGCTATAGAAAAAGGAAAACAACTATCAGAGCAAACAAATGATAGGGGATATCAGATTGCTGCAGAATTAGCTGCTAAATATGGTTTTAGAGATTCAGAAATTAACAAAATAACACCTGATGTAGTTAAACAGTTACTTAAAAAAGATGGTAACGATTACTATTTTGATATGGGCCCAAATGTTAGAAAATTTAAAACACCAGAAAGAATTGTATGGATAGATAGTCCTTTAGCAGAGCTTTTAATGAATTATACTGGTGATTTATCTAGTGGTAAAGGTAAATATGTTACTCGATTAGGACAATCATTTAATAAAGACTTTGTAGCTAATGAAAAATCAAAATTCACAGACACAAGAAGAAGAATGCAAACAAAAGGTGGAGAAAAATTAAGTGGGCCAGAATACAGAGAGATGAATTTTCTTTTGGGTCATGATTTAAGCGCAATTAAACAAATTTATGATGTGCCAACAAAATCAAATATTATAGCATCTCAAAAAGCATTGCACAAAAAACTTGGTTCTCCTATAGAAAATGTAAAATTTAAAGAAGGTGCAAGTAAAGGGCCATTTAAAATGGGATTTGACCCTGCTAGGGAAAGATTCCTTGATACATGGGCAGCAAAAGATAAATTATCACCTGGACAATTACAACAAATAAAACTAGGGAAAGGCATATTGGGCATGTTTATTGATGCTGCAGAAGGCGCAATATTACTTGCTAAAGATAGGTTTCAACCAACAGATTTCTTTCATGAAAAATTTCATAAAGTAAAAGCATACGCAAGAGATGTAAATGATGTAAAATTATTAAAATCTTTAAGTAGATTAGAACAATTAGCCAAAAACACTCCTGAGTACAAACAATGGAAAAGTAAAAAGCAAAATAAAAACAGAGATATGGAAGAGTTTACAGCAGATGTTACTGGTGATAAAGCTCAAGCAATATCATTTGCTCCTAATGTATTTGCTAAGATTAAACAAGCTATACAGCAAGTTGTATCAAGGATTAAAACAATAGTAGGTGTAGGTAATTTTAATGATTATGCAAACGTTATGGCTAAAAGATTGACACAGAAGCTAGATACAACAGGTGTACAATTTACAGGCGGTAAGGCTAAATTTAAAATTAGTGATGCATCTTTTGATTCACCTAATAAATATAAAAATGCTATAAATAGACAAATAAGAAATGTTGTTAAAGAGTATAATGTAAGTGGTAAAGATTTTATAGAATATGTTGCTAGCACAGCAGAAGGAATTAATTCTAAAGATTACATTATTCCTAAATCAATAAATCCTAATTCTAAAAACTATGTACAACAAATTGAAAAATTAAATTCTTTTGCTAAAAGGCTTGATGAAGTTTTACAAGGAGATTTGAACCAATATATAAATCAAAAAGATGCATTTAAAAAATTAACTCTTATTGGTCAAATTGAAAGAGCGCAATTGCCAGTCAATATTACAAAAGCTAAACAAATTAAAATTGTAAAAGATGTGTATAAGTCAGAAGACGGTAATCTATTTAACCTGTCTACTAAAGATTTACAAAACTATAAAGAATATGTTATTAATCAAAAAAATGTTGAAAGCGATAAAATTGGTTGGAATACAAAAAGCGAAATAAATAATATTATTGCAAACACTTTTGAAGGGCCAGGGAAAGGATTAACAAAAGAAGCAACAATGTTTTTAGGGACTTCTCATAAAGCGATAGGTAAAATTGGATTAAAAACAATGCAAGAAAAGTTACTAACACATGAATCAATACAAGAAAATAATAAAGCAGGTTTATTATATTTTAATGACAATGGATTAAAAGTTGTTGGTGGTAACTTTATGACCAGAGAAGCTAAATTTTCAAAAATGAAAGATAACATGGTTGTTGCTTTAGATAACAACGGGGAAATGTTATTAGCACTACAAAAAGCAAAAACTGAATATGGAAAAAGATTACCTAAAGGAGAAAATAAAATAATAAATGAAGCTCAGTCATTTTTTGACAAAGCTGTATTGCCAGAGTGGAAAGAAACAATTAGAACAAGAAGAGATGGTAAATCTTTTGGTGATGGATTAGCTAAAAAGAACAAAGATGGTAGTTATAAATATTTAAACACAAATACCAAAGAAGGTAAAATTGCTGTTTTATATATAGAAAACATACAAAAAGGATTTGGTAAAGAAAAATTTGAATCTGCTTTAAGGCAAAACACAAATCAGGCAGAGTTTGAGTTTTTAATGAAAAACAGTGATATTAAATTTTTTGAAGATGGTATTTATATCACAAGGTCAATAACAGCAGGTGCAAAAAGAGCTTTACATTTAAAAGAGGGAGCTAAAAGTAGAGCCATTATAAATATAGCTCAGAGTATAGCTGCAAGAAGAGCAAAAGAAAAATATGGTAAAAATTATACTAAAGAACAATTAAGTAAAGAACTTGAGATGTCTATGCTTGTTGCGGAACAAAGATACCAGGATGCATTATTTTTTAACCCAAGTAAAATTTCAATTAAATATTTAAAAGAAAGATATGAATTACAAGATTTATACGTAGAAAATGAAAAAGGTAAATTAATTAGAACCTATGAACATCAATTTGATAGGACTGTAAATCCATATGTAGCTGGAATGGCTAAATTTTACGCAACATTAGAAATGTTTCCAGAAGCAATACAAGGCATGAAACCTGGAAATGGTATCAACCAAGTATTTAAAAATTTAAAATCAGAACTAAAAGGCGTAAAAGAAAAAGAAATAAATTGGGTACAAGACGTTGTTCAGAAACAATTAGGAACAGATAAATCTGCGGCTCCATATGAACTTTCATACAGGACTCTTGAAGCTACTGCAAGGATTGTAGCAAAACTAGGACTGAGTTTCCCAACAGCAGGACTTAAAAATATAGTAACAGGTACTACTCAAACAGTTTTTGCACATCGTGTAAGAGATATAGCTCAAGGTTTTGCGTTAGTTCTTGCAAAGGATGCAGAGGTTTATAAAAGGGCTTTGGATAGTAATGCTTTTAGTATTGGTAATATATTATATGAAGGCAGGAACCTTGCAGATAGAGCATTGGATGCAACTGCATTTAAAGCTGGTTTTATGAAACCTACAGAAAAGTTTAATAGGCTTCTTGCAATAGCTAGTTCTATAGCAGAACAAAAAAGATTATTAAATAATATATCTGCTCACCCTAAAAACAGCAAAATATATAATCGTTCTGTAGATAGATTGAAATCATTTTATTTTTTAAATGATAAAGAAATAGGCATAAGAAGAAAATACGGTGATTCTAAAGAAGTAAAAGCTGATAACAGTTTATCTAATTTAGATAAAATAAAATTAATGAGGAATGTAGAAAACATAAATAATAAAATGAATTTATATTCACACGTTAATACTCAAGGGTCTTCAGCTGATTTATTTATGCCAAAGTTTGCAGGAGCAGAAGGAATAAGACCATTAACACTTTTTAAAAGAATGGCTTATGCGGCAACTGATAATACTCAAAATAATATAAGAGAATCAATTAGAAATAGAAATTTAATGAAACCTGTTATGGGTCTTGCTGCAACATATGTATCAGGCAGCGTAATGATGGGTGTATATAAAGCTTTACTTAACACTGATATGCCTAAAGAAAATTCTGATTGGTGGACAAGATTTAAAACTACAATGTGGAAAGGTGAATTGTTTGGAATAATGTCAGAAGTTGTTAGTCCATTTGATACTGGTTTTCAACAAACCTTAGAACCTGCAATATATAACACAATATCTACTATGGTTATGGAAATAGGTCAATTGGCTGACGGTAAATCTAATTTTAGTCAATTTGGTGAAAATATAATGAAAGGAACATTTTCTGGATATAGTAATGCTTTAAAAATAAAAGAACGTAAGTTTAATAAATTGAATAGTAATAGGATTAGAATATCAAAACTTTACAGAGATTTTATGGAAGAAAAAGGTAAGCCTATGCCAGAGGAAATGCAAAAAAATGAATTGTCCCCTTATTATAAAGATTTTAAAGATAGTTTTTATTTACAGGGAAAAGAAGAATTTGCTGAACATTTCTTTGCTACATTTTTTGCCATTGCTCATGATAGGGTTAGATTTGGAAGGTCTATGGATGTCGCTTTTAAAGAAGCCGAATCTATGATTAAAGGAAAATTAAGACAACTAAATCCAAATAAAGGCAGTTTATATAAATCAAGCAAAAAAGGCAAAAGAAATTCATTAGAGTTCATTAAATGGTTACAACAATCTAAAGACGCTAAAGAATTAACCATGACTTTATTTGAATCTGAATCTGAATACAGAAAAAGATTAATAGAGTTCATGAAACATCTTCCTGTTTATGCAAGAAAACATAATATTAAAAACTTTTATGATGACCATGATTGGTCAGTAGAGCAAGGATTTTAACCCCAAAGTTCTTTAATTGGCAGCAATGCCATTTGACTCATATTATCATCCCCACCCATTACCATTTTTAATTTACCATCTTTATAGCGTTTTTTTATTAAAACCTTAAGTGAGTCTACCTGGAATATAAATCCGCCCTGTATAACCCCTTTATAGCTCAATAAATGTACCCATGTGCTTGATTCAGTGGTAGAAATGCCTGATGGATAGCCTTTATACTTCAATTCTATAGCTATATTACCAGTTGTTTTCCAAATATCTCTTTCTGTTTTTACTTCTATTTTATTGTTGCCGTTTTGCATATCGTCAACAAACTTTTCTCCAAGTTGACCAAATTTTAAATCTAAGTCAAACCCTTTAGCGTACTCTTCTGTTACTTTCACCCATTCACCTCCCTTGTTTCTATAGCATTCTCCAAATATTCTTATTATATCTTGTAAATATATCAATCTATAAAATATTCCTCTTTTGCATAATGGCATATTAATATTGCATCAGCAGTTTTTAATGTAACCTTTTTCAATTCAGGGTATAGTTCCTTTGCTTTTGTTTTTAACCATCGCTTTCTATCTGCAACTGGCAATGCTTTAGGACATCCTACCCACTTAATCCAATCGTTTGGCAACGCTGTATACATTTTTATTTCATATGATGCTGCAATACCAAGCCACTGACCATAATTAACACCATATGTAAATGCGGCTCTTACAGCGTTTCCTGGTCTTGCCCATACTCTCTCCATTAATAGCTTAACATTATCTGGAGCAGTATCTCCTATTATTATCTTAAATGTCATTGACATGTCTAAAACTTTTTCAGGGCATTTATATGCATCTATATTGCCCTTTTCATCAATAACAGTTATCCCACCGCTTTTACCTGGGTCAATCCCTATGTATTTCAAGCTGTTTTGCGTTTTTATTTTCTTGCAATTTTGTCGCTGCTTTTTCATCTATCGCTTCTCCTGAATCGTTATATATTTTACATCTATTACCTTCGTAAACTAAATCAACATCACCGCTGTCTCCGTATCTCACCTTTCCTGCTGATATAGTCAGTGTATTTTTACCTTTACCTGCTTCTCCTCTTACTTTATAGTCATAATAGCTAAAGAATACGTTCTCCGCTACTTGTTCTATTGCTCCACTCTCTGCTAAATCAGATAGCTGAGGCATTAATGCTTTTCCTCTCACTCCTGCCCTCTCAATCATTCTATTTAATTGTGAAGCCAATACAACAACAGCATCCGTTTCTTTCGCAAGCCATTTATAATCATTAACAAGTTTCTCTATTTGTAGTCTTCTTTGGTCTTCTCTGCTATCACATGCAATAAGCTGTATATAATCATCAAATATAATATCAGGCTTAAACTTTTTAACCTCACTTGACGATGCTGCAAAATCTCTTACATTATCAAACATTAAAAACTTATCGCTTGAATACTTACTCCTAACAAAAGATAAAGCCTCTTCGAAATGTTTTAAAGAAGTATTAGTCCATATGTTTTTACGCACCTGACCATAATCTAATTTCCCAGATTCTAAACAAACAATCTTTTTTACAAGCTCTGAGTTTGGTAACTCCCTGCTAAAAAATATAGCTTTATGACCATCTTTAAGAATATTAGCTAGCATATTAATCATTACTGTCGTCTTACCATGACCTGGTCTTCCGCCTATAATTGTAATTTCTCCCCTTGTTAAGCCTCCAGAAAAGGCATTTAGTTTACCATAGCCTGTTGTAATTAATTTTGAAGTCTTATTTTTTATACTATCTACAGTTTCGGATATAACATCATTAATATCAGTAGCCATTGAAGGTCTTATGTTTAAAATTTCAGATAAGATTGAATGTGTTTCGCTTATTGTCATATAAATATCACTCTTATTATCTTGAGCATTTTTCTTTATATCATCTGCTTTAACAATAATCTTTCTTAAAAGATATTTTTCATATAGCTTATTGGCGTAATATTCCGTCATACCCTTTACGCATGTCTCAGAGGTACATCCTGTAATATAATGCTTTGTTAAGCCTTTATCTATATCTTCCTTAGTTACAGCCATGCATACAGTCAATGTATCAACTGTCTGCCTCTCTCTAATCATTTTCTTTAATTTATTCCAAAGTAGCTTCGCTCTTCTCTGATAAAAAACATTATCATCAGAAAAGTATCTAGCCACTGCCTCATACTCCCCTGGATTTGCTATTACAGACCCAAGCACAGCATCTTCCGCCACAATATCATATGGTAGTGCATTTTCCATTTTTTCTCCCTATTTTTGTTTATAACTTATTAAGTAATGCTTGTATCCTAAATTTAACAGCGTTAATAAGTTTTTCGTCTATTAAAGTTCCGTATTCTGTTATCTCTCCGACATTATTTTGGTAATATCTCAAGTCAGCTTTAAGCCAGTCTATTACTTGCTCTCTGTCTGTTCTTCCTCGGAACTTGTCTTTGCTTGTTGGCATTGATTCTCCGTTTGTATTATCTCTTTTTCTATTGCATCATACAGTCTGTCAGATGCAACCTCATTTACTTTGTACATCTTCATGCCATCTTGAGTTGGGTATCCTTCTATAGGCTCTCCTTTAAAGAATATTCCCCATTCGTTCTCAGATAACACTTTTGATAATATTTCATATACTTTCATTATCTTTTCCCTCTTTTTTTTTACTATTTGACTTTTTTTTTGTATCTTTTCCTGCTCCTTTATCGCTTCCTGCAGGCTTAGAAATATTTTGTTGTTCGTTGTTACGTGAACTATCGCCATCTCTGTCTTTATTACTTTTTTCAACCTTTCGATTGAGGTATTTAATAAAGTCTTCTTTTTCATTTTTGTATTCATGGTATGTCTCAGTTATAAATTCTAGTTTATTTACTCTTTGTATCAGAATCTCCGTCTGCTGTATCACTAGATTTATTACCTTTTCCATTTCCTTTGCTGTTGGCTTTTTCTTTGCCATCTTTTTTCTCCTCTTTGGTTTCTGTTTCTTCTTCCTCAAATAACGCATCTGTTACTTCAGTAAGCTCACTAGCCATACCTCTAACTATATTGTTAAGTTTTTCTACTTCTATTTTTAACTTATCAATATCTTTTTCCATGTCTATAGCTCTACCCATTATATCCTCCTTGGTTTATGTTCTTCTGGTATCTCTTCTCTTTCAAGACCATACGTTGGCATGTCTCGAAATATCTTTAATTCATCATCTCTTGTTAGCGACCAACAAACTTTATTTGTCGGACAAAATCTTAACTTTCCTTTACCTTTAACTGTCTGTCTCATATATCCTCCAATTTAGGGAGTGGGAAGGCAGAGCGATATGATTAGTGGGGTAACTCCGCCCTCCCATAGTTATTACCTATTTATGTGTCTATAAACAGTAGCCCTAGACAATCCAACTACCTTTTTTATGCTTTTAACAGGCATTCCTATTTTATAAAGCACATTTATAAACACTCTCTTCATTGTTTTTACTTTTCTTCTAGAATGGTATCGCATTAGAACTTTCCGCTATTGATATTTCTTCTCCATCTTCCCACTTTTTGATGAATTTAGAATCCCAATATTGCTTTCTTTCGCCCTTTTTATTTGTCCATGGTCTCCCAAGGTCAACAAAAGCGATTCCTGGCTTTCCGAGCATATCCCCTGTCTCTAAATTAGGCAATAGCTGCACTTCTATTTCATTACCATCTACGACTCTTTTTTCTACAGGACATTCAACTCCTATAGTTTGGCAGAATCTTAAGTACCCTGAGTTTCCTTCAGGATATGATTCAAAGGTATCTCTTTCTGTTGGCTCTAAGAACCTCCATACTTTACCTCTGAATTTACTACCAACATAACAATCGCCTTTAGTATCTTCCATCTGTCCATTTATGTTTTCATACTGAAAGGTTTTGTCTTTGTTTTCTTTTGATGCTTGAAAAGTGTAAGTATATAATCTAGCTTTATGCTTTCCACCTTTTACATCAACCTCTTTTGATTCGCATTCAACGATATGTCCAAAGTATTCACCTTTAGCAAAAGGTTTATAGTCCTTCTTCTCTTTTTTACCAGGAATAAAGAAACTTTGTTTTCCTGTTACTCCGTCAAATGCGTCATTGATATCAGCCATTATTTATCTCCTTTTTTGTTTTTTATCATTTGTTCGACTTTCTCAATACATGCTTCATAGTTATTAGCATTTATTTCCATGTTTGCAACCTTAGCCTTTAACTCATTAACAAGTTCTTTACTAATAGACTTAGCTAATTCATACAACTTCGCCTCCTCATCAGGCGTTAATGCATCAGGTTCAGGTAAATCTTCACCCGCAAAGATGTATAAACCTAATCCATGTAATGCAATAGTTTTAGCTAATGCTCTTTGTATGCTTGTATTAATATGAAAAGCATTTGGTTCAGCAATTGGTTGGTTTCTATTATCAAGTACGGGATGAATTTGTGATAGTGATACACCATCAGCTTCTACCCATACATCAACAAAAAAACCACATTGTGTGACAAAGAATGGAGAACCATCCTCTGCCTTTGTAACTCCGTATCTAGCATCTGGACATTGTTTTTTTAGCAATGCCCATGCATCTGCCCAAGACAAATAAGTAAACTTTCCCTTTTTCTTCTGATATTTACTTACGTCTGTTTTATAGAGCTTCATGAATGTGTTTTGTGTTGTTTTACTCATATTCACTCCTTTGTTTGTTTGTTTTCACTCATTAATTTAGCAATTTTACTTAAATGTTCAGCAATCCTGCATAAACCATCTGCAATATTTACTTCATTGAGAAATTCGTCAGTATATTCAGTTGACCATAAGCTACTTGAAAATCTTCTCATTATAGCCTCTTTTTTCTCTTTTTCCCATTGTTTTTCAGTTTCTTTACTCATATTTATCTCCCTATCTTAGTGGATTGCAATGGTCTAGAAACTGACAATAATTACACTGCCAATCTTGTACAGGTGATACACCTTTTCTAAACGGTGGCAATCCATGTTTATGTTCATCCTTGGTATTTCTCCAGAACAAGTAGGCTCTTGAAACGTATGTTAAAGGCACCGACACTGCCCTCATCATGGAAGTATCCTTATTGTAATAATACAAAAACATTCCATCAAGCCTACCGAACTGTTGCTTCACTGCATACCCGTATGTACCAAGTTGCAATTCATAGTGAATAGATGGATTAAAAGCAGGTTTTCTACCAAACTTTAATTTCCATGAATATCCACCACAAGTTTTTAAATCATACAGGTAAACCTCTTCTCCTTCTACTACAATATCATAAAAGCCTCTAACATTAAGTTCTTCTACTTTTATCTCTCCTTCAGTGTGAAATTTTATTTCTTTTTCTTTACTTTCTTTTTCTTTATCACTAGAGATATCTCTATTATTATCTCTATTATTATCTCTATTATAGTAGTGAAGGGCTTTTTCAAAATCATCATGCACCACATTACCCAATCTTAGCAATCTTTTAGTTTTTGCATCAATTGGGTTCGTTGGTTCTACTTGTTCCACTGACTCAAAGTACAACTTTCTTGAACAACTACCAGCTCCGCTTGCATGATACCAGCTTTCATTGCCAGAATATCGATTTAAGCGGTTTTCTTCCTGTTTTTTGTCCAGATAATCGCTGTATATACCTTCTATATCAATTGGGCTATTACTTCGCATTATTAGCCCTTTTTACGCATTCTTCAATTAAATGCTTCAAACAGTCATTAACCGTATCAAAGCCTAAAAGGTAGGATGTTCCTTTGAATTTATTCCATTCCTTCTTGTCTACTTTTAGTGGGTAAGTTATTACTTTACTATCTTCCATATACTTTCCTTTCCTATATACATATCCTAGTATATATATTATTATTTGTTATCATTTATTCCTAATATTATTTTCATTTATTTTCATTCTCAATAGTGTCTCAATCAGTGTAAACATCTATTTCTATCTCTTCAAGAAACTTGTCAATCTTTGGTTGTAAGGTTCTTAAATCTTCATTGGTTATTATCTTTGCTAATCTTCTGAGACTTACTTGTGTTTCTTTAATTAATGTTATTGCTTCTTGTATGTCTTTTATATGTATTGCCATTATTCCCTTCCTTTTTATTGTATTTGATTTTCGTAAATTTTTTCTAAAAAATCATCTAAATATGAATCTATCTCTTTGTTGTTAATAACAATGTTACTTAATCCTCGATGATAAT